TTCAGGTTTTCCTCCACGTTCTAAAAATTGAGCATATTTTTCTATTTCTGGTCTTTCTTTAAACCAATTAGAAACTTTTTCGTAGGCTTTTTCTTCAGCTACATCTTCTGCGTATTCTTGAATACCTTCTATACTATCTTCGTATTTTTTAGGTTCTCCATTATCATCTTTAATAACGTACCCTGTTTTTTCAATCAATTCATCAATTAAAGGCTTTGTATCATCATTAGTATCTTCTGCTGCTTTTTCTATTTCAGCTTTAGTCATTACTGTTTTACCTTCATTATCTACAGCATCTCCTTTTTCATTTAATTTAAATACTTTTCCATCTATTTCTACTTCTTTAATTTCTGTAGTACTAGGTTTTTCGTTATTAGAAGAAGATTTATTTTCATTAGTATTATTTTGATTATTAGGATTATTCTCGTTAGTAGGATTATTTTTATTTTCAGGATTATTATTTTTATTCTCGTCATTTATTACAATATCTTGCATATTGTTAATAAGACCTGAAACATTTGTTAGCTTATCCCCTTCTCCGTTGGAGTTATTGCTATTATTATTGTTACCGTTTTCCATAGTGTAAAATTACTTTATTTATTTTTATTTTTAGTTATTTATTTTTAGTTACTGAATAATTAGGGGCTAATATATAAACTTTTTAATTACTTATCATAACGATTTTTATTAGTTTTAGCTATACGTTCTTTAGATTTTATTTCTTCTTTTTTTAATTGAAGTTTAGCTTCCTCTACTCGTTTATAAGCTATATCATTATTTATTTTTGCTCCTAATTTATCTTTCTCTAGCTGGCTTTTTCTTAAATTTTCTTGATATTTATTATATTGTTCTTGTATTTTTAAATCTGTATTATCTATATTTTCTGAATTAGATAAATTTGTTAAATCTGTAGCTGCTTTTATATTTGCACTTTCTATTAAAGAACCTGCTTGTATTTGAGCTACTTGAATTTTTGTTTGATTATCTTGTGCAGCTATTTGTGCTTCTTTGTCTGCTAATACTTGAGAATTTTGTCTATCAGCTTCTTGTTGTTTTTCTAAAAGTTGTTGTTGTATATCTTCTTGAATTTTAATAAAATTCTTTAATTTAGACATATTATTACTATCTAATATTTCTAATACATTACTAGCTGGAACATTAGATTTTTGAGCCCATCCAAAAGCAAATTGTTTTGCTTGTTGTAATTTTTCACCTTCTGCATTAGAATCTTTTACAAATACGCCATAATCAGAATTACAATGAATTTCTGGATTTATATTTAACATAGCTTTAGTATCATCACTAGAAATATACATTCCTTTTTTCCCATTAATCCATGCTAATTTAGAATAATCAAGTAATCCTTGTAAATCGCTTTCTTCTAATCTTTCAAATCTTCTAAACATTTCTCTACTAATAACACTACTTCTTAATTGAGCTTGTTCTGTAATTCCTTTGCCATCACTAGCACTTATATTACCAAACCTTTGTCTATTCATGCCTACACTATCCCAAGCTTCATTTTTAATAGAAATTAATAAATCTCTCATTTGAGCTACATAATTACCCAAATTCATATCTATACTTCTAATAGCATTTAAAACTGCTGCTGCATTAGGTTTTGTTTCATCAAAAAAAGCTAACCCTGTAGTTTCTGCAAAATATAAAAATTTATCTTCTGTCCAACCTTCAGGTAATAATCCTAAAGGCATTAGCATAATTTTATCTTTATTTCTTGCTAAAGTTAATTCAGCTCTATAATGATAAATATTATATAAAGCTTGATAATTTAATAAAGATTTTACTATGCTGTTAATTTTATTTCTTTCAGTATAACCTACTCTACCATTATAAGGTAATTTACAAATACTAGAATTAGCTAACTCATCTCTTTGAGCTAAAAGAGGTCTTCCTTTTTTATATAAATTGTTTCCAATTTTATAACATTCATGTACTTCGTTTATAGTTTCTTTTGTTAAAGAAATATCTCCGTTATCTCGATTTAATATATAACTATCATCTACTTCCATTTCTAAAACTTCTAAAGTTTCTTGTGAAGTATATTTTAATATTTTAATATTTCTTAAAGATTTCCAAGTTACATGAAATACATCTATTAAATTATTATTTAAAGTTAATAAATTATTTGTAGTATCACTAGAAAAATTTTTATCTAAATTAGTAGTTTGAATAAAATTAGAAGTATTAAACCCATCTCCATTTATTAATCCTTGTTCTAAATTTTTTATTTCATCGTCATCTAAATCTTCTGAAAATTTATCTATAACTTGGTTTAAATTATAACGAGTTCTTCTTACAAACCAATTTGAGTCTTCTACAAATCCAGTATTTGTAGTACCATGCCAAGCTTCTAAAGGTGGTACTATTTCATAAATTAAATCATTTTTATATACATCTTTAAATGTATAAACTCTACCTACAGCTAACCAATCAAAAAACGCTTCTTGCATTTTATCTTTAGTATCTAAAGCATATTTAATATAATCTATAGCTTCTTGACCTTGAATAGCTCTTATATCTGTATTACCTACTTTAAATTTAGATAAATATTCTTCTGGAGAAGGTAGTTCTTTTGAAGATACTCCTGTTTCAACTCCGCTACTATTTAATTCATTAATAAATGATTGAGATAAATAAGAAAGAAAAGCTTTATTTAATTTTTCTTTATGTATATTTATAGCATCTTCATTAGTTACTATTACTTCATGATTATTAACTTTTTCTGCTTTTTCTCCTAAATATAAATTTATAATAGGAGTTATAAAATCGTAATTTCTTAATTGAGCTGGGTATTGTTTTAAATTTTCTTCTTGACTATTATAAGGATTTAAAACATAACTATATGCGCTTTTATCTAATTCTCCTATAGCTGCTTTATATAATAAAATCATTTCCCATCTATCATCTGAATAATAATCAGATTGTTGTATAAAATAATCTACATTACTTTTATACCATTCTTTATTTTTTTGATTTTGCGGTATAGCTTGTCTAGGAAACGTTGACGACATACAATATTATTTATTAAATAAAGTTCTATTAAAAAAACTATTTTTATCTATTTTTTTAGGCATTTTTATTTCTTTATTATAGGTTTCTTTAGCATCAAACATACCTATAATCATAGCAGATACTCTGTCGAAATTACCTTTTATATTCCATTTAAGCAATTCTTCCAATAAACCAACATCGTATATATAATGTAAATTCAACTTATCCCCTCCAAAAATATCTTTACTTCTCTTTTCTAAAAGCCAATCTCTTAAATAAATAACTCCTTTAGCTTTTCGTTTTTCATTCATATTCATCCCTTTACCTCTTCTTACACCACTTTTTAAACCTACTTCCCATTCTAAATCTGGTTCATCTGCTAATAAATGAAGTCTTTTATTTACTGTAAAAAATCTTTTTACATCTCCTCTATCATTTTCAAACATTAATTCAGCGTTCCAATATTCACAAATCTTTAGTAAATTTTCATTATAATCATCCATTCTTTCAGGTCTACCTACATAACAAGCTACTAAAATATCTCCTTTAGTAGGGGTTATATTATTTACTCTTTCGTAGACATAAGTAGCTCCTAAAGAATCTCTAACAGAAATTTCTTTTTTATCTTTATCATGAGCATAAGGGTCATGCCATACTCTATATAAACCTTTAGGTATTTGTCCAGTAGTTTTATCTCTAAAAGGAGAAACCCATTCTACATAACATCCATTAACATCTATTTTATCTTTTAATGGAAAAAACTTAATAGGGTCATGAACAGGTAAACCTTTTTCTTTTAAAACTGAATTATGTTCAAATCTTATACCATTTTCTGTTCTTACTAATTGACCTTCTCTTGCTAAATATTTAAAATCTTTATCATGTTTTACTTTATTTAATTGGTCTAATATTTCAGCAGAAGGAAAAATGTTATCACTACCGCTTGCAAAAGCTTCTTTAGGGTTTCTAGCTCTTTGACCTATATATTTTAAGTATTCAGTATTAGTATATTCTACTTTTTTTCTTTCTCTATCTTTATTATTATATTCTATAGCTTCTTGAGTTAAACTATTTCCATGTTCATCTACAAAAGCAGGGTCACCTAATTCTTGAGGATGAAACCATCCTACAGAATTACCAGAAGCTCCTTCATCCCATACATTATCAAAAGCAAGACAATTATAAGAAGAAGGGCTATAATAAATTTCTTGAAAATCTTTCCAGTTAGCCTCATCTGTACCACCAGTACCAAACATTACAATTTGCCCTGTAACAAATGAGCCATCTTCGGTAGTTGACATAGTTACACTTAACGCCTCTTTTAAATTAGGAAATTTACCACATTCTTCTAATTTAATTTTTCTAGCATCTTTACCTACTGCTGCATCAGGATTATTCATAAAAGAAACTCCTACAATTTGGCTTTTATATCCAAATTCTTTGTTTCCTTCTGTAGGTTTTTTAAAACCTAATTTAATATGTTCTGGTTGTTCTTTTAAATACCCTCTTCCAAAATCTGTATTTAATTCTAAAAAGTCTAAATATCTTTTAGCCATAGGTATAATTTGGTCACCTAAAGTAATATACTTATAATCATAAGCTCCTACTAAAACTGTAATATCTCTATTCATATTTATAGTATGAGCAGCATCCCATCCTTCCATATAAGAATATCCTTTACGTCTTGATTTGGCACAAATTACATGAAGTCCTAATTTTCTAGCAAATTCTTTAGCAGTAAACCAATGATATTGCCCATCTAAAAAAGCAGGAAAATCTAAATCTTTTTTTCCTACTTTTCTAGCATTTTGTAATAAAGGGCTATCTTTAATTATATTTTTTAATTGAGCTTTACTTTCATTATTTGTTCTTAATATTCTAGCATAATTAAGAAATCCATAATACTCTCCAGTAATATGGACTTCTTGCATTGTAGGTACTCCATTAACATATTTTAGTTTACCAGGAAGAGTCATTCCATTTTTTAGTCTATCTTCTTCAATATTCCAAAATTCTTTATGTTCTCTACTTCCTTCAGGAGCTTTAGTATAAACTCCATGTTTTTTAAAATATTGTCCAGTTTTTGTAAACTCTACAGTATTACAAAAAGCAATATCTTCAATTACATATAAACCATTACTGTTAAAAGGCATACTTATTTTTACTTTTCAGATAAATATATTTTTAAACTATGTACTGTTTGTCTAAAAATATAATCTTTAGCTTTTTGACTTTCAGGTAATTCTGAATAAGGTCTAAAACATGGGTGTTCTTTAGTTTCAGGATTTTTAATTTCTCCGTATTTCCATCCTTCTTCTTTTTTTTGTTTTAACCAACTTTCATGTGAATTTTCTGGGGTTGCGTTAGGGTTATTAATATGAAATTTAACTCCATTTATTGCTGATGATTTTTGCCATTCAGGAGCTTCTTCCCAAGAAAGTTGAGAAGTATCTCCAATACTTTCACAATAAGCTTTATTTAGTTCATGTGTTATTTTTGCTATATCTACTATTTTCATATTGTTTTTATTATATTATTAATCTTTCCAAGTTAAAGCTTTAACAGCCCACATTTGGGCAGTTTGCATTTCTGTAATTGCTACACTAGCTAATCTTTTTTGTTCACTACTAGCACTTTCTTTTTTTCTTAAAGTGTCCATTTGATTTATTAAATTAGCAAATTGAATTTTACATCTATCTACATCTCCGTTATTAGAAGGATTAAATGTAATTCCTACAGCTTTTTCTCCATAAGATAATTCTTTTTCAGATTGTTTTGTGTTTTCTGTTTCCATTGTTTTTATTTTATATTATTAAGACATTTTTAGGTAGTCTTATTCACCATTAAAATATAATTCTAATTTAGATTCTATTATAGGATTATATAAAGCTCTAACTTCTCCTACTTGAGAAATATTTATTATCATATCTTTTTCTTCGGTAGGTTCTATATAATAACTAATAATATTATTTACTTTAAAGCTCATTTCTGTAGTTTTATATTTAGCTTTTACTTTTTTAGGTACTTTTATAGGATTATAAATATTAGTTTGATTATATGCTAATGCTTGTTTTATTAACATTTCATTGTTATCTATTTTTTCTGGATTAATACAATATTTAATATTTATTCTCATTTTAAATCTTTACTTTCAAATAAAGTATAATCAAATAAATTAGGATGATTATAAAAATTTATACTACTTTCTAAATGAGTTAAAAATACTTGAAATTCTGTTGGAGAAGCTATTACTTGACATCCTGCACTCCATTTATCTACTTGAATACTTTCTTTATTTGGATTAGCTCTATGAATATTTGTTTTACTTAATTGTTTTACAGTTTTAGAAGTTAATAATTTTTTAAAAAAATCTAAAATACCGTTTTTATCATTATCTCTAATATATAACATAGGTGCTATTTGTTCCACAGCTTTATAATTAGTATGTCTTCCAATTTTATAACAATTTAAATGTTGAGTAGCTACCATTATAATAGTACCTTCTACATTAATAGGATTTTGTCTATAATATATTCCCGGGTCAGTAGTTGCTCTATATAAATGACTCATCCAATTTCCTAATTGGTCTTTAAATAAAATTCCTACGAAATCATCAAAAGAATTACTTTGACTATCACTATTACGAATACCTATTATATTCATTTCATAAGGTTTACTTTTTAATAAGTAACCTTTACTTAAAAAAGCATTTACTATTTGTTGAGAGGTTGGTTTATTCATTTTATATATGTTTTTAATTAATACCAAAATTAATATTTTTATTAAAGCTTATATTAGAGTTTTTAGACTTACTTGAACGATTTTTAAAATCTATTAAAAGTAATTGGCAATGCTGTTTTAAATAATTGATTTTATAAACCTTTACACTATTATCTCTAAGTATATGAAAAAGTTGTAAATCTATACATTTGTATCCCCACAACTCTAATATATAAGCATATAAAGAAAGTTGTAAACTATACACATTACCTTTACAAAAAGGTAAAGTATTAAGAGGAGCTTTAAAAAACTCATTTTTATCTACCCATTGATTACTTTTAATTCCATTTATTTTTTTGTAATAACCAGACTTAAATTTTAATTCATCTTTATTAGTTTTCCAATCTGCTATTATAAATTCTTTCCCTTTAATTAGAAGGCAATCAATAGTACCAGCTACTAAATACTCGTAAATATATACACGTTTTTCTACATAAATAGAAAATCCTTCGTTTAATTTATTTATTAAAAATTCTAATATTGTAGGATATTTTTTACCTAATGGACTATTTCTAAGAACTACTATATCTACTATAGTAATTTTTTTAAGTCCTTCTAATAAATTTTCTTTTCTTTTGCCGTAAGTACTATTTATACTATTTGTACTACTATTTACACTATCTTCTAAAAGTTTATGCTCTTTTGTTCCTAGTTTACAACTTTCATCTCTAATAGAATCCCATTGATTTTTAATAAAATTTTTAGGTAATCCTAATTGGTTACTTTTATAATTTAACCAGTATTTTTCATCAAAAGGAATTTCGTAATCTTTTATACAAGTTGTAACAGATGTATAGATATTATTATCTTCATCTGTATATCTATGAAATTCTTCATTAAAACTTATAGTTCTTTTTACCATTTATTTTTTGGACAATTATCGTTACTTCTAATTTTTGCTGCTATAGGACATCCACATAAATTACATTTATAAATTATTTTATCTCCTATTTTTAAAAACTGTTTTAACTCTTCACAATTTTTACATATATTTTCTCTTTCTTTAGCTAAAGGTTCTATATCTTTATCAGGAATTAAAATATTTTTATAACCAGTACCTATACTAATTACTTTATTTTTAATTTTATTACAACTAGTACATCCCATTATTCAGCTCTATTTCCTATTTTTTTACCGCCTCTAGCAAGAACTTGTCCTGCTTCTTCTTTTGATAATTTAACATATAAATCTTGTAAAGTATCTATAGTCTTTGGTAAACTATTTGCAATTTTAGTTAATTGTTCTAATTGTTTTATTAAGGCTTCTGTAATAATAATATTATTAGCAATATCTATAGTTTCTCCTCTTTCTAAACATTCTTTATTCTTTTTTTCTTCTTTATCAATAATACTTTCAATATTATCAATAATACTTTCAGAAATTTTATCACTTATTTTTAATCCTTTTAAAACTGTATTAATTGTATTTAAAGTAGGTACTACAGCTTTTTCTAATTCTCTATTTTTTACAATAGCAGCTTTAATTAAAGGGTCTGGTTTAAAATCTTCTTCTAAATTACTTTCAGTGATAGCAGCTTTATGAGTATCTTTTTCATTATAACCTCCTTTATTTGGGTAAGAATAAAAACTAGATACTATATAAATATACATAAATTCTTGCCAAGCTCTAAATTTTTTACGACCATCAGCATCACCTTTACTTCCTCTATCTCTTTCTAAGATAACTTTAAATTCAGGAATACCTCTTAAATAATCTCTATCTAAAACTAATTCGTCTTGTTCTATTTTAAAGATTTTACTCATTATTGTTTAGTTTATTTAAGTAGTCTTTTTTACGATTAGAGGTAAAAGTTTCTTCACAAATTAAAGTACTATTTTTATCAAATGTTAATCTATAAAAACCTGTATCTTGTATAGTTTTAGGTTTCCCTATTCTATCATATACTTTATTTAAATTTTTAACTCTGGCTTGAGTTGCTACAAAACTTCCAAAATGTTTATGAATTATAGTATAACCTTTAGACATTCCATCTATTGTAGCAATATATTGACTTTCTATTATATGTTTTACTTCTTCAAAAGTAAGTTCAATATTATGCTTTTTATTTATTTCGTCTTTTATAGTATTTATAATACGTTGTAATTTATAATCTATGTATAAACCTTTCATTACAATTTAATGAGTTCTACTTTTTTAACAGGTAAATTAGTTACAATACAGTCTTCTTTTTCCATTCTTACTATACCTTGATTCTTTTTAAATATACTACAATATACCATATAATGAGTATCTAATTCCATAAATACATCAAATTCATCTCCAGCTTTAAAATATTGACCATCTTTTATAGTTTTAACAGTCATTTGATTAGCTGAAGGTTGTTGCATTAATCTATTATTATTAATGTCATATTCACAAATATCTTGAGTTTCTATTAATCTTTCAGTAACTAAAGTAAAACTACTAATAGCTTCATATAAAAAATATCTACATAAATCTTTAGTAGCATTATTTATAAGTTCTTGATTTTTCATACCTTTTATTTTTTTAGGTAATTCAAATTCTCTTCTCCATAATAAATAATTTTTTTCTCCTTTACAATATAAAGAGGCTTCTGCAATATAAATAGTTTCTTTTTCTTTTTTATTTATATAGTAATCTTT